CCTCGCCACCATTAATTTACACCCTGGCCGCTGCCTTTTTGGACAAAAACTGGCAGGACTGCTGCTGGCAACACGACTTTGACTACACCTATGGCTGGCGCTATGGGATAAGTCGAGCTGACGCTGACAACGACCTCGGGGCATGCGTTGAGGACTCCGGCCATCCCGTTGTCGCATCAGTGATGTATGGTGCGGTGAGGGCGTTTGGGGGCGGCCATTATCGGACGTTGGATAACCCGGCGTGGCAACCTGAGGAGCTGGTTGCCCCATGAACGAGGCTGAGGCGTTGACATCCCTGGCCGCATCGGTGGAAAAATTGGCTGCCGCGTTGTCGCAGGAGCACCCATACACAATCACCGGGGCCAGCGACTGGCCGTTACTCGTGGCCTGCGCCGCCGTGGCGGGCGTGTTGCTGGGGCTGGTTTACACCGGACTATCGCGCAAGATGGACGATATTGTCGGCACAATCAAAGAGGAAAAGACGTCGTGTGCCTCCTGTGAGGCCTCGATCTGGAACGCTATAGACGACTGCTGCCCACGTGGCGGACGCCGGAAGGGCGACAAATAGGGCGAGCAAGGCAGCCTGGGGCCGTTTCAAAGCGCCACATCGGGACGCTAATATGCCCAAGGAGGTCATAGGTGGGGAAAATGGGGCTGTCTGACAACGATTTTAACCGAAAGCTGGACCAGTTGGCGCGGGGGAGAAAACGTTCCGCTAAAAACGACAAAACAGCCTCAGTGTATATCGCAAAAAAACGCGCCCAAATTATACGCGCAGCGAGGCATGCTGAATGTGTGCGGATGTATTTGGACTACAAGGACGAAGAGACTTTTTTGCAAGCAGAGGCCTTGCGAAGATCTAAGGTTTACAACCCGCGCAACGGTGTTTTTTCGGAAATGGCACTACGCAAAGCGTTCCATCGCTGGAAACAAAAATTTTCCGTGCAGCTCAAGAAAGCGCTGGATGACGTTCTGATCCAAACCAGCGAGCTTGAGCTAGTTATACAAGGGTTGCTCACGGCGAAAGATGAAAAGTTGCTTACTCTCCCAGACGGGCGCGTGGATCGATACGAGGTCAGGGACAACAAAACCAGGCTCGCCGCGGCAAAACTTCTTTTGGAAAAACGCGGGGAGATAGAGCAAAACGTCAAACTACAATATGCGAACAAGTCAGACGCAGAGCTTGAGGCCAGGAGAATCGAACTCGAAGCAGCTCTTGGAATACGTGCAGCTTCTGGAGGTAATGGCGGAGAGAAGGAAGAGGAATAAGCTCGCACGCTATTACCCGGACGACGGCCCTCTACGCAGGGATCTATACCCAAAGCACATGGAATTCTTTCGGGTCGGCAAGAGGTACCCGGAAAGGGCTATTATCGCGGCAAACCGCGTTGGAAAGTCGGAAGGTATTGGCGGATATGAGCTGGCCCTCCACCTCACCGGAAGATACCCGCATTGGTGGGAGGGGCACAAGTTCATAAAGCCAATAAACTCCTGGGCTGCTGGCGATACCAGCAAAACAGTCAGGGAAATTATCCAGGCAAAATTGCTGGGGCCTATTGGGGCGTTTGGGACCGGCCTGATTCCCGGCGACTGCCTCATAAAGACTACGGCAAAAACCGGAATATCCGACGCAATCGACACGTTCAGCGTGCGTCATGCATCTGGGGGAGCTTCGACCTGTGTTCTCAAAAGTTACGACCAGCGGCGGGAGGCCTTCCAGGGGTCGGAACAAGACGTTATATGGCTGGACGAGGAACCGGAAATGTCGATATACGCGGAATGTCTGTTGCGGACAATGGCGACAGGCTGGTTTGGAGGCGGAATACTGATGTGCACATTCACGCCGCTGAAAGGTATGAGTGAAGTTGTCAAGTCCTACATGGACAAGGCGGAATAATGCCGGAAGTAAGTCCGTCAAAATATTTGGTTACCGCCACGTGGGATGATGTGCCTCATCTGTCCGAGGAAGAAAAGAGGCGGTTGTGGGACGGCATCCCTCCGCACCAAAGGAAGTCACGGGCGAAGGGTATTCCTCAGCTTGGGGTTGGCCTCATATACCCCGTGGATGAGGAGTCGATAACGGTTGACGATTTCGAGGTGCCAGAGTTTTGGCCTAAAGCCTACGCCCTGGATGTTGGATGGAAGGTAACCGCAGCTCTCTGGGGGGCGTGGGACAGACAGAACGATTGCGTTTATGTCTGGTCGGTCTATAGCCAAACAGAGAAGGAACCAGCAACGCACGTTGATGCCATCAAGGCGCGCGGTTATTGGATACCAGGGGTTATTGACCCCGCAGCAAGAGGGAGAAGCCAAAAGGATGGGGTTGCCCTGCTCAATGAATATGTCGGAATGGGGCTCGATCTTGACTTGGCTGACAATACTGTAGAGTCAGGCCTGTTCGCTGTCTACAGACGCATGGTGTCCGGCCGCTTGAAAATTTTCAAGACCTGCTTTCCCTTGTTTGCTGAGTTGAGCCGGTACCATAGAAATGAAAGGGGAGAAGTCGTGAAGGAAAACGATCACCTTTGTGACTGTCTGAGATATTTGGTTGTCTCCGGGATGGCCCTGGCCGTAACACAAATAGTCGCCGAACAGGATGACCATAGAAACATAGCAACCCAGCGCAGAAATAGGGTTACGGGATACTGACAACATGGACCCCACGGAAGTCACAGTACAAAAAGCATCTCTTGAAGCCCTCTTGCAGTTTTGTCTTATGGACAACATAGCCCATTCGCTGTCCGACCAGGAGCTAGACGAAATAGGGCACAAGGTAATTCGTCTAGCGACACAGGATAACTCGTCTCGGTCTGAATGGCTGAAAAATTCTAAGATGGCAATGGAACTTGCCCTTCAGGTGGCTGGACAGCGGAAGGATTTTCCTTTTGACGGCGCCAGCAATGTTAAATTCCCACAGTTGACGGTTGCGGCTATACAGTTTCACGCAAGAGCTTATCCTGCGATCGTTGGGCCTAACGCCATAGTAAAGGCCCACGTTGTGGGCAAGGATGAAAGTGGTGAGAAGGCCAAGTCGAGCAAGAGGCAATCGGACTATATCAATTACCAGCTTCTGGATGAGATGGAAGAGTGGGAGGAACAGACCGACAAGCTCTTATTGGCCCTTCCTATTGAAGGGTGTCAATTCAAAAAGACATATTTCGATAGCTCTCTGGGGCGTAACGTATCAGAGTGGGTTCGACCCAATGATTTGATTGTGGCAAACGACACCAAAGACCTGAATTCCTGCCCCAGGGTTACACATATTGTACGTCTCTACCCGCAACAGATTAAAGAACGTATGAGAATGGGCATATGGGTAGAGGCGGATCTAAACTTGGGTGCAGACGATGAAGAAAACCAGGAGTTGCAAGAATTTTATGAGCAGCACTGCTTGCTTGATCTAGACGAAGATGAGTATCAAGAACCATACGTGGTTACGGTTCATGTCGCCACGGGCAAGGTGGTAAGGATAAAAGCCAGATTTTGGCCGGAAGATGTCCTCCTCCGTGTCGGAGAGGAGAACATATCTTTGGCCAACATAGCGGGTCTCGGCATCGGAGGGCAGACCAGAATCGCAAAAATAACGCCCTGCGGCTACTTTACGAAGTTCCCCTTTATCCCGTCTCCGGATGGCGGTTTCTACGACATTGGATACGGACAACTTATCGGCCCTCTATCTGAGGCCGTGGACACGATTATCAACCAGTCCATAGACGCCGGCACTCTTGCCAATGTTGCGGCTGGTTTTATTCGCCCCGGGGTGACGGTTGGGGGGAAAAGGGGAAAGATTAAGTACGCGCTGGGAGAGTTTAAGGAGATCAACATCCCGGCCGGCATGAGCATAAGGGAGGCCGTTTACCAGTTTCAGTTCAGAGGACCCAACCCCGCACTGCTGTCCTTAATGTCACAATTGCTCATGAGCTGCAAGGACGTCACGGCCACACACGATATAATGTCCGGGGGGCGCGAAACGCAGGAAACCGCCACCACCTCAACGCTCAGGGTTCATGAGGCCACGCAGAATTTTAACTCAATATTCAAAAGGATACACCGAGCGCTAAAGGAAGAGATCAGAAAGGTTTGCGCCCTCAATGCAAAGTATTTAAATGAAGAAACCGCGTTTAACATTTTTGGGACCAACGACTCTGCCGTTGTTCTGAGAAGTGATTTTAGAGATTTCAAGACTGTCAGGCCAGTCACAGACTCAAACTCGGCAACCTTTGTAAAAAGATTGAGCAATATGCAGGCCCTCATGGCCCTGAAGGGTGACCCGACGATCAACCAACAAGAGTTAAACATGCGATATCTCGGCGCTCTCGAAGAAGAGAGCCCGGAAAAACTGATGGCGCCACCGCCACCGCCACCGCCTCCAGACCAGAAAATGATACTGGAGATAATGAAGGCAAACGCACAAGTAGAAAAGACAAAGGCTGAAATCGCGGCAATTTATGCTTCAGCCATAAAATCCATTTCCGAGGCGGAAGCCAAAGAGGCAGGCGTACAGCTCCAGCAATACAAGGCCCAGCTGGACGCTTTAACCGGGGCCATAGGAATGCAGCGAGATGAGGAAGGAAGATTGGCAGCAATGGATGCTGCACCCGGTAACGAAGAAGTTGATGGACAAGGTCAAGGACTTAGGCCGGGCGGCGGCGGAGCAAGACTGCCTGGATATGGAGAGCCCGAGCCGAACTCAAGCGCTTCTGGCCTATTACCGGGGCAGGTTTGACGCATTCAAAGAGATAGAAAGTATGGGAGAGACAGAAGACGATGATAGAGACTAGGAACGAGTCAGGATGGAAGCCGGTAGAGTATAAGGTCCTTGTTTTCCCGCATGCCGTAGAGGAGGTCAGCAAAGGGGGGATTATCCTTGCTACCGCTGCGGTGGAAAAGGAAAAACATGCCCAGAGTGAGGGAACCATTGTGGCCGTTGGGGATATGTCTTTTACCGACCCTACATGGCCCAACCCGCCAGTAGCAGGAGACATAGTCTTGTTCGACCGCTACGCTGGGAGCCTTATCAAGGGCAAAGACGGGAAGGAATATCGGCTGATAAACGACAAAGAGATAGGCGCAATCAAGCACACATAAGGAAGGAAAAAGGCCATGGAAGAGACAGAAAAAACAATTGAAGAGAGGGCAGCGGAACAGGGGCATGTCCCCAGAGAAGAATGGAAGGGCGACCCTGAAAAATGGGTTTCGGCGGAAGAATTCGTGAGGCGCGGGGAAGAGATCATTCCCATAATGAAGGAACAAATCGGGCGCCTGCGATCTGACCTGGAAATAGCCCTAAAGGCCAACACCTCAGAGCTTAAAAAAGTTCGTGCCGAAGCGGCAAAACAGGCCTACGAGAAGGCTACCGCAGAGTACGAGGAAAAGCTGGCGGTTTTGCGTGAGCAGGAGTTGGCTGCGGTTGAGTCCGGGGACGTAAGGGCCTACGAGGATGCCAAAAAAAAGGTCGAGAAGCTGGCAAAGCCGGAGAAGCCGGACGTCAATGCCGGAAATGAACATGGGGACAGCCCCAATATCGAATTTGAGGAATGGAAAACCACAAACAAGTGGATGGATGAAGATGATGTGATGGCGGCGGCGGCGGCGCACATAGCAAGGAAAATCCAACACACCGAAGGCTTGCCGGACGGGAAAAGGTTGTATGATCGCGTGGCCGAGGAGATAAAGAAGCAGTTTCCCCACAAGTTCTCAAACCCTCGCCGATCAGAGAAAACTGGGGTAGAGGGTGCGTCTCCAGTTGGCGGCGGCACTGGCGGAGGAAAGACTTTTTCCGACCTGCCGGTCACCGCAAAAAAACAATACGAACGGCTGGCGGCCCAGTTCAAGGCAAAGG